ATGGATTGGAGGCAGAGGATTTTGTTGCTGGCAAGGTCGATTTCGTCAAGGAGCAGGATAGCTCCTCTGTTGAGAGCTTGAATAACTGGGCCGTCATGCCAGACTGTGGCACCATCAACAAGACGGAAACCGCCAATAAGATCATCTTCATCAGTTTCGATAGTAATGTTTACACGAATCAATTCTCTACCTAATTGAGAACAAGCTTGTTCTACGCCAAAAGTTTTACCATTTCCAGATAGTCCAGTGATAAAAGCAGGATAAAAAAGCTTGCTTTGTATAATTTTTTTAACATCATTGAAATTTCCAAATTTAACAAATGTATCGTTTCTTGTAGGGACTAAATTTCTTTCTATAGGTGGAATTACAGTAGTAGAAGTAATAGTTTTTTCCAACTGTTTCTTTACTTCATTAACAGTTAGATCCCATTTACCTCTTGCAACTTTAAACTGATCCAACTTTCGTCTTGCAAATCCCATTGAAATACCTTGAGCGGCACAATACCCACGTAGATCACCAGTAGTAACAGTATCACCATAAGTGTCACGTAGTCCATTAACTAGATCAGAAGGAGTCATTGATTAAGGATTTTTATCTATGTAAGTATTATAATCGATTTAATTATTAAGACCTCTCCAAATGGTCAGTTTGTAAATTGGCTATATTGGGCTGCAATCTCATTATGAGTTTCAATGTTCTCATATGTGGCCGTCCCTTCCATCCATACCACTTAGAGATCTTACCATTATCATAAGGCGGTTCTTTATCAATAGAATAATATTGATCTGAAGTCATATCAACTTCATAGCCAGTTTCCCTATCTCTTAACCACCAATGTTTATCATCCCTCCAATCAACACCAGACATTATATCCAATTTATCAGTATCTAAAAGATAAAACATAGCCTGAGTTGTATGATAACAATGACCATACATTGGATTATTTTTATTTTCTTCTCTATATTTCTTTGTTAGTAAATCTGGAGTAAGACACTCTTCTAATTTAGTAGTACAAAAAGAAAGAGAGCTTAAACTATATGGTATACGTTCGTAATATAACTTTGCAGTTTGTACTATTTCCCATTTACCATTTATTTTATCGTATGAATGTCTTTTAATTATGGCCACGATCTTCTACAAAGTCAGGACATAATAAAGCTCCCGCCAATTCTTTAGCGGAATTATTTTTTTCACATAATTTATTCATCCATATTCTCTCATTTAAAGTAACTGGTACTCCACCAGTAGTCATTATACGACAACATATGTCAGTTAGTTTTAACCTGTATCTTGTGCTTAACATGTTCAATTGCTCTTGGTAAAATGTGATATTCACGGCGTTGAATGGCTTTGGTTAAAGATTTAAGATCGTCAGTTGGAAGAATAGGGACTTCAGATTGGAGAATTATTTCTCCTCCATCCAATTCTTCATTTACATAATGAACCGTGCATCCAGTAACATCATCATCACTATCTAATGCCTGTTCAATTGCATGTAGTCCTTTATATTTAGGAAGTAATGATGGATGTATATTAATTATAGGAGCAGGAAATGCATCAGGGTCTTTAATAACTCTCATATATCCTGCAAGGACTATAAGATCAACTCTCCATACCTTAAAGAGTTCTATCATTTTATCCTCATCTTTATGAGGAACTCTCACATGAGGTATTCCCCATTTTGCTGCTCTTGCAATAGCACCACACTTCTTTGTATTGTGTATCATCAATACAACTTCGTGTTTATTACAAATAGGATTTGTAATTATATTTTCAAAATTGGTTCCGTTTCCAGAACACATTACACCTAGTCTCATTTTGTTTGCTCCGATACAATTGCTTTTAACTTACCATCATCATCAACGGTGATGTTTATATCGTGTTTAAGATCAGTATTATTCTCCATAATTCGGATGTCTATTGCACCACCTTTACCATAGCGAAACATAATGAATCTACTATCCTTTATTTCCCACTTGTCGGGATTCTTACAATGTTTAAATACAGGATTTGAGTGTTTATCCTGATAGCCCTTAATCCATTTCATAATGGTGGATACTCCTCACTTTGTACTTTTTCGGTTTTCATAGTCTTAAATTCTTTCATCAAACGTGCAACTTGTTTTCTATCAAGTCCATCCATTTTCTCACAGTTTTCTAAACAACGATAGATACATTCTCTATCACTTATGGGTGGTTTTATCTCCCACCCCTGATCATCATAGTACTTTTTACCCTTAGTAACTGTTGCCTCTACGTGTCCAAGATCTTGTGTCTTAGAAGGGTTCTTATAGTTATGTTTATTCACTGGTAGTATGAAGGATTATAGGATTCTTTATTAGGTTTATATTCTGGTTCCTCTTCACCAACATAATGTTTAAACTTATCAACATCAAAGTAAGACGTATAATTCATTCTACCTGCTCGTTCATCTAATACTTCATTAATAATTATCTTCAACTCCTTAACCATTTGAGGAGTATGCAACCTACTAGGTGTGATCACAGCACTAGGAAGAATTGGATTACCATTCTCATCATGTGGATACACATTATCAGTACATCCTTTTATTGCAGGGCCACTCATACCCTGTGTATCAATCTTACTCATACAATTAACTCTATGAATTCAGAAAGTATTTTCTTATTTAGCTTCTTTGCCCCGCAAGACTTTACAAAAGCACGTTTTATCTGACTTTTACTTGCATCCTCTGACACTTCAAACTCAGTTTGATTAGAAAGACTACTTGATGATATTCCAAAGTATTTTTTATATCCAGTATTTTCTAAAGATATTGACCTACGTTTCTTCCACACCTTCATCATATTCTCAACCATATCATAATTATAATCACAATTATTATTAATAAATCTACGAGCACTACTACCTTCCATCAATCTAATTCCTATAAAATTAACACTAGGAAATCTTTCAGATATATTAGTCAACAAACATTTAGTAACACCAGACCAACTATCAACGGGTCTGTATGTTCTACCAAGTTTACGATCCCTTAAAACACATCTACTACCAAAACCAGATCTGCCCATACGTACCTCACCACTATGAGAAGTATACTCTGTGAAATATGATACTGATTGAGATTCTCCATCAGTAAGAATAATAGTATTTAATTTTTCAACACCCTGTTCTTTTTTAAATTTAGGAATAAGATTATGTAATGTTATTATTGATTCATTTAATGGAGTACCAGAAAGACATAATCTAGGAAATGTCATAGGACTTGATGTAAGATGAAATAATTTTCTACAATGATCATCAAAATCTTTAGCACGAGTTTTACTGGATAAAATATTCAATAAATTAAATGCACTATCAACAGATATTTGATTTGCAATACTCTCTTGATGTAATGATTCACCATAAGGTATTTGTGGTATTGAATTATCATCACAATTTCTATACCACTCATTAGTAAAAGCATATACTTCAAAAGGTATATTAACCTTCCTACAGAACCAAACTAAATTTAATAATTGTTTTACAGTATCCTCTATAACATTATACATTGACCCAGACCAATCAAGAATAAAGATCAATCCATGATTTTTACCTTCAGGTATTATTGAAATCTTCTTAAAAATATCCTCATTGAATCTATAGGTATGAAGATTTTTTGTATCCAACACTCCAGTTCTAGCAGTAGCAGTACGAGCATAAGAACTAGCAGCTTTCTTACATTCAAATTCTTTAACAAGATAATTAACTTCTTTCTTAGCAGAATTTTTAAAAGTTATATATTCATCATTTGATTTATCCATACCATGAAATTCAAAATTAGCTGCCTTACAAGATTCTATTCTATCATTAATTTTTTTATCAAAATATCCCCAAACAGTTTCAGTAGAAACAATAACACTATCTAAATTAACATCAGGTATTTCCAAATACACAGTCTCGGAAACATTATCACTAATAAGTTCTTCCAATCTATCTTGAAGATTCCTATCGGTTATACCTTCTTCTGGCATCTCAAAGTTATTACCACCAGATTCATACTCAGTAGTATCCTCACCCAAATCAGGGCGACCATCATCAGTTCCATTATCACCTTCTCCTTTAGTATCCTCACCATCTTCAGTATTATCATTATCACTATTATTTAAATCAGAATCTATATAATCAGGCAATTCAGAATCTGCATCATCTGATTCTTCTTGTGATATAGATACATTCTTTTGAGATGTAGTTTTACTATATGAATAGATCTCTTCAGCTATATTACATGCTTCCTCAAAAGTTTCAGTCCTACCAACTTTCTGTACAAATACTTTTTCCTCATCAGTAAATTGTATATCAACATTTCCTTTAAAGTATAAATTTATTCTATCAATGAATGCCAAATTCTCGATACCTTCATCTTCAACACCAAAGAAATCTTTCTCATTGAGTTCCCAATAACCACGATAAAAAGACTTAGCTAGGCCAGGAAACTTACGTTTAATTAACTTCTCTATACGTGCATCCTCAGTTACATTGATATATGTTTGAGGTGCTTTAAATTTACTTAAATCTTCATTTGGTGTATATAATGCATGACCAACCTCATGTCCTACCAATAGGTCATAAACATTATTAGACGCCCTATCCCACGTAGGAAGGACTAGAACACGTTTTTCAACATCAAAGGATGCTGTAGATACATTCTTATGTTCTACAATTAAATCCTCTGTAGCCAAGAGTTTTGCAAGTTGATCTTTAATCTCAAGTTTGACGGTCATTGACTTGTTTCGTTATATGGCCATAATACTAGAAAACCTCCCTTTGTGGGAGGTTCGTAGACACTTTAATAACTGTCTGCGTCTTTCTCTTGCAGACCGTAATGCCTGTGGTTTTAACTTTCTTTTGGCCTCCTTCTTACTATGGTGGCGCCAATTTGGAACTTGCATTGTTCTGTACAACATCCATAATATTTATTGTAGGACACCAGCCCAATTTGTAAAGTTCTCTTGTGTCAGCACACAAACTGTCTGGCTCCCCAGGCGTATCTTCCTTAATAGGCAAATTACCTCTTCCCATAGCTCTACCCAACTCTAAAACAGATGTAGTCTGACCAGTACCAATATCAATAGGTCCAGTATGATTACTAGGTATAAGACAACAAATAGCACTTACTACATCATTTACATGTATCCAGTCTCTCCTGTGTCTTGTAAGGTACGTGGCAGTGTTTTCCTGAAGCATTCTATACAACATATCAGATCTACTATCATTCTCTGCCCAGACGTTAAAGAACCTCATACCGACACTATCAGATGGTGCCTGTATTTCATTTACTTTTTTAGTAATTGCATAAGGATTCATCCACCAACCATACACTCCAGCAGAACTAGCATATAAAAGTCTTATATTATTCTCTCTACAATAATCAAAGATAGGTTGAGACTTAACTACATTATTTTCCCAAAACTTATCAGGGTTTTGAATACTATCTCTAAGTGCAGCAAATGCAGCAAGATGTATAACCACATCAAACTTTGGATTATACAAATCACAATACTCTGAGAAATTACCTATATCAATTGGAAAATCAATACCAGTAACATCAAACCCAAGTTCTTTCAGATGAGAATAAACATGACTTCCAATAAAGCCTTCGTGACCAGTAACTAATACCTTCATGATTCCCAAGTAGGAGGATGTGTTGAACAATAACTATTAAACATTATTCTCATCTCATCATAACTCATTCCACAATTCTTTGCTGCTTGAGGAAGATTCCATTTAGCAGTAAATAATTTATCTAATGATTCTTGTGTTTCGGTTCTCATGATACCATCCTACTAAATCCTTTAATTTTTTCAAACTGTATTACACTTTCAAATTTCTCAAGAAGAGATTCCTTATGAGAGATAACAAAGATATTAGCATTCTTAACGACAAACCTAATAATCTTAAGGAACTCATCAGTTCCAGATCCATCAAGAGAACTGTCAAATACTTCATCCATAATTAATAAATTTGTATTAGTGGAATTTTTATATGCAGCAACTTCTCTCCATGTGAAAAGAAGTGCAAGGTCAATCCTCATCTTCTCCCCTTCAGAGAATGAGGCATAACAAAAATCTTCATGAATAGGAGACTGTACCTTTTCATTAAACTCTTCATCAAGAGTAAAATTGATATAGAAATCCATCATCTGAAGATATCTATTAACCTGTTTATTAATTAAAGGTAGATACTTCTTGATGATCTTTCTTTTAACACCACCATCCCTCAAAAGATTATAAACATAATCCTTATATTGAATATCATCTTTCTCCTCGCCTAATGATTCAAAGGTAGCATTTAACTGTTCACTTAACTTGGCTAATTTCTCATGTTCAGTATTTCTATTCGCAAGTTGATCGGTAAGTCTCTGAATTTCTGATTCCAAATCTCCGATCTGTCGTTGGAGGCCAGAAATCCTTGTATTGTTTTGAGAAATGCCATGTGTAAGTTTAGTAATCTCCTTAGATAATTGGGTAAACTGACGTTCTCGATCTTCTTCCGACTTTATAGTCTCCTCCAGTTCTTTCAAACCTTCTTTGAGATCCTTTGACTTATTTTGAACGTCAGCAATTTTATTTAACCTAAACGATTCTTCTATCGATTGAGTACACGTAGGACATACCGTATTACCTGTGAAAAACTTATGTTCTTTGGTAATAGAAGATACTTTTTGAGTAATTTTACCCTTTAAGTTGTTAAGTTTTACTAACTTATCACCAGCCCCAACTACTGTCGATTGTTCCTCCATCAATTCAGCAACAGCAACTTCTTTTAATCCATTATGTTCAATATGAGTATCAATCTCTATACCTAAAATTTTAATTTTATCTCTATTAGATTGTATATCATCCCTACCTTTACTTTCTAATTTTCCCATAAAGGACTTTTGCATCTCTACCTTATCAGAAAGACTTTCTTTCTTCAATTCCAATACCTTTATAGATTCTCTAGACTTACGGATCTTATCTTTAACTACACTATTCATAGCCGAGAATATTTTAATATCAAGCAAATCTTCAATCACTTCTCTACGATGAGTATTACTCAATTGCATAAAGGGAACAAAAGAACTAGACCCCAAAACAACTATTTGTGTAAAAGATTTATAATTTAATTTAAGAATATTATTTTCAAGATATTTTTGTTGATCTGCAGCAGCTGCATTCTGATTCAACATTACGCCATCTACCCATATCTCAAAAGTATTGGGTTTAATTCCTCTTACAACTTTATATTCTCTAGTACCTACATCAAATTCTATCTCAACAAGGCAACCCTTCTCATTAACAGTATTAACCAACTGACCTTTAGTAATTTTACGAAAAGGTTTATTGAATAATGAAAAAGTCAATGCATCAAGAACTGTTGATTTTCCAGCTCCATTACCACCTATTATTAATGTAGTATTACTTCTCTCAAAATCAATTTCAGTCCATTGGTTTCCTGTACTCAGAAGATTCTTCCACCTAATTTTTTTAAATCTTATCATAATTTTTGGGGATCAATAAATCATTACCTGAAATTACTACATATGGGTAATCATACGCTTCACAAGCGTCTATGGCAACCTCATCTTCTACATGTATAACATGTAATTGAGGATACTCTTCCTCAGACATGGACATCATCATCGCATATCGAAGGGCATCATCCTCCTCTTCAAACAAAAATAGAACCTTTTGTCCATCTTCGTTTTCGACGGCATAAGCACCATTATCTTCCCTACCTTTTACGGAAAGAATGTACATTACTCAACCTCGCAGGCCTCCATATAGACATCTTTGATTAACTCCTTTATAATACCTTTATCAAGAGATACTTCAGAGTCATCTATATATCTATTTAATATACTAATGGTGTCTTCATTCTCTTCAGACTCATATTCTTCAGTATCATAATATCCATTAAAAATAAAATTCTCTACAATCTTTAATTCATGTACGTTTACTCTATAAAACTTATCAAGAAACTTCTCAAACGCCTTTGAATCTGTTTTCTTTCTAATAATTATCTTTACAATTTTATCCTTATATTTTGTAACATCAATAAGTTGATGTGGAGTATCTTCATAATGAACATAATGAAACATTTTAAATGGATTATCTATCTGAGTTAATTCACATGTATCGGTATCAAATAAATTAAACCCACGAGTATCATCTACATCACTCCAATATATCTCATAAGGATTGCCAAGATATCTTATATTATCTTGATGACTTCTAGTATGATAATGACCAGAGAATACATGATCAAATTTATCATATATATCTCTTTCAGCACCATGATCCATAACAACAAACTTATTAGCATTAAATCCATTAAGTTCTAAATGTCCCATTGCAACCTTACATTTACTATTCCGTATTACCTCATGTGTTTCATCTTCATTCTCTTGATTAATCCAAGGTATCAATAAAGTATTTAATTTATCCAGTTTTATTTCAGTAGCTTTATCATAACAAATGATATTACTATACTCTCCTAATAATAAAGATAAAGCATTAACTTCATTTGTATTCTTATAATATGCAGTATGATTTCCAACAATAGTATGAACAGTAATGCCCATATCTCTAAGACGATCAAAATAATGTTTCTTAGCCCAATCTAAAGCCCAGAAATCTATACCTCTTCTATTATCAAAAGTATCACCCATATCAACTACGGTAGTGATACCTTCTTTTTCTAAAGTAGGAAAAAATATCTCATCATAAAATTGTTTAAAATAATCATGAAAATGTTTTGATCCCTTCCTTGCTCCGAAGTGTTGATCTGTTATTATAGCTATCTTCATCAATTATTATAGCGATAGTTGATATTATCTTTAATTGTATTGTAATCACTTTCCGATCCAGCCATCATACCATCATCAGTGAAGACTTCACTATACCCAGATTTCTCAATTATCTTAGTTTTAATTTCTAATTGTTTCTTTTCTTTTTGTATTCTTCTGAGAAACGCATAATGTATAATCTGCGTAAAGTAAGCAAAAGGATTCGAGGATTTCTCAGGATTAAAATTATTAATGTATTGAACGCAATTTTCGATTCCATCACAGATCATGTCATCCTTGAACATATAGTTCACAAAATTTGGTTTATACGATAAATGAGTTGCAATCTTTAAAAAACAAGAACCTAAGTAATTTGTAATACGTGGTTTAGGATTTCCTAATTCTTCAGCTTCAACAATACTTTTCTTATATGCAACTATAGCTGCAAGAAACTCTTTGTTATTAACATAGTGTTCAGATCGTCGTCTTTTTGCCATTACAGAATACATAGGAGTTATCTCATAACCATATGCATATTATAACATTTCTTCATGCGCTTGACAAGCGTTAAGAATATCAGTACAATAACTCTGTCAGAGTTCGAGGGATAGCTTTAAGAACTTTTAAATAAATTCTCTAGAGATTCTCTAGTTTGGGTAACGGTACAAATTAATCCTAGAGATGTAGAAATACCTACTCGGCCAGCGTTAGTTTCATTCTTCTTATTTATAGTTTTTAGCCATCTCTTATAAGTAGATATTTTTTCTTTATCATTAGTCCGTGACCAATAAACAATATGTTTCATTTTTAAACAAAAAATATGTTCATTAGTAAGATTTAACCAAGGATCAATTTTATATAATGCAAATGGACCTTTTCTATTATTTGGTACTTCTCTAATAATACAAGGATCCATAAGAATTAATTCTTCATTATCTTCTTCAAATTCTTCTATCTGGGCAAATATCTCTTCACCAGTAACTAATTTTAGTATTGCATATTTGATCATTTTGGCCTCATGTTAATAGGAACTATTTCATAATTAAAGTTTTCTTCGTTATATATTTTAACTCTTTCTATAAGATGGTTAAGAGTGTAATTTTTTCTTGTTCCAGAAGTAGTGTCATCAGCAATATCGTAAAGAGTAGCTTTAGTCTTTGTGTTTCCTTTTCTTAAGACTCTACCGATTGACTGTAGATTCCTAATTCTAGACTTGGAAGGAGAAGCAAAAATGACGTTATGTAAGTTTTTAATATTAATGCCTGTGGAGAAAGTTCCATAAGATGCAACTACAATAGCGTTTGATTCTCTTTCAGTGATTTCTCGTATTTCTTCTCGTTCATCTGCGGCTACACCACCATGAACAAAGAAAACTTTACGTTCCTTCACAGAATTATTTATTAAATCGAAAAGTATCTCTCCGTGGGTTTCTACCCTACTGTATAATAATAACGTATTGCCTTTTAAATCTAAAGTAAGATTTTTAATAAAATTATTACGTTTTTCATTTTGAATAATAAATTGTACTTCATCTTCATATGTATCAAATTTTTGTGGATCATGTTTCAATAAGAGGATTTTAATATCCAATTTAGCAAGATGACCTTTTTCCATTAATTCATCTGTACGGATTATTTTATATGCAGGGCCAAATAATCCTTCCAATACCCACTTATGAGTTTGTGTACCATCTAATGTTCCAGTAAATCCAAACCTATATTTCGCATCATGCATCTTCGTCATAATACTAACAAGTGATTTAGATTTAAACAAATGAGCTTCATCACCTATCACACATCCAAATCTTCTAAAAAATTTCTTATCTAATTTATAGATGGATTGCCAGGTAGTAATAGTCACTGGCATTATTATATCTTTATCTTTACCAGCATATATCTTATGACAATATTTTTCAGCATCCCATCCATAATCTATAAAATCCTTATACATTTGTTCTACGAGAGAAGTCGTAGGAACAACTAATAATATATCTTCCTTCTTATCTACCATATATCTTACAATGGAATATATCATTAAAGATTTTCCAGATGCTGTAGGAGATATTAAAAGTTTGCGATTATATTTTAATGCATCATGTACACCAGATATTTGGTATGGTCTAGGTTTATATTTGGTAATCGCATTCATATAGTCTTTAACACCTTCAGGAGATATAAATGCATTCTCTTCAAAAGGTGTTCCATAAAATTCACTATCTAGAAATTCATATTCATAATCAGATCTTTTACAAAAGGATACTATCTTATCTAATAACCCAACATATATTTCTCCATTCGATTGATTAAACAAACGAATTTTTCCGTCCCAGTATTTGTTGCGATACTGAGGCATGAATTTTGCGCCAGGAACCTCGAATGTAAATGCATCCGATAACTCATAATACACATGAGGTTCTTCTGAATCGATTTTTAAATAGACTTCATTCTTTTTTGATATAGTCAAATGTGCCATTCATATTATATCAATCCCAAGTATTTAGTCATATCCACGAATGAATTTTTGCCATTCAATAGCATTCTTAATTTGAAACGTTCTATTTTGAACAGTCTTTATAATATTCTCAAGATAATCTATCATAGTATCATAATACTCAACCTTAAGTTCAGCATCTGTTAATCTTTTATCTGCATCAAGATATCTTTGTATTGCATCCTTTTCCCTTACTTTATAATGAAATGGTTCTTTTTCATATACTTCTGGTTCTGCTTTACCAGAATAGTATAAGTATCTTTCTTGTAGAACTGTTTGATATATCTTCTTAGCTTTTGCTCGGAGAAGTCTCAGATCATTAAAGAGTTGATAATATTTTGCATGTAATGAAGGCACCACCAATGAAGCGGTATGCAATTCATCAGGATCAATCTGGGAATCTTTCTCCCACATTGATTGAATTGTCTCAAGGTTCATACTTCTTTGAAGTCTCTATCTAATAATTGAAAAATTTGATACTTGAATAATACCTGTGCGGTAAAATAATTTATATCTGTATTAGTAGCATCAAAATCTAATGCAGATAGGCTAACAGGAAATAGCCCTTCTAGTTTAACATAAGATTGTGGTCTTAGGTTACTATTTAATATTTGTAACGTACCATCAGAATATTCTGCATATGGATTATCTTTTTCTGCAATGTTAGGATAAAATATATCTTCTTTCTTCATATCAGTAAAGTCTTTTTGACTATTAGGATATCCTAAACCAATCATCCATTTATATATTTCTTTATAATTAGCCATCTCTTCATCAACAATAAAACTAATACGAAATTCATCGTAAACTAATTTATCGCCTGGTAACTCCAAATCTTTATATGGATTTGATTGCACTGCAGTACCTAATGTTATGCCTGGCAAATTAGCTCTAGTTGATAAAAAGTCTACCTTTGGGCATTTATTGATCTTCAATTTAAAACCAACAGGTGATAGAAAATTTCTATTTGATACCTGTTGTAAAGATGGATTAATAGCCATTATACATATTTTCTTTTATTTATCACTCCTCCATCATGTAATACATCATTGTCATCCAAAATGTAGTGAGTATGGAGACGGTTCCGAGTATCATTAAAACCATTTTAAAAGTCTCGAAATAATTAAACATCTTTCGTAATATTTCTTCACAAATATTTATACAAAAAAAGAGGGGTGAAACCCCCCTCATTTAAACAATAACTAACTCTTTTAAATTTTCTAGTTTTTTATCTTGAGGTAATGCACCCAAAATCTTTATAGGCCAAATTTTTACTCCAGCATATTTTAAACATTTTTTTATATCATTAAACCCATCAACCACTTGTTTACGTTTAGTATTAAAGTCTGCTTTTTTTGTTGGAGCTCCACAATGAAATATAACAGCAGTATATTTTCCAGTTTCTTGATAAGTTTTATAAGCATTTATAACAACCCTTCTTTGATATCCTTCCTTCATAAGAACACCATACATATCACGTTCTTTATCATAATCACCCGTAATTACATAATCTATCTTGGAATGGTTCTTAATCCAATCCTGTGCTTTTGGAGCAGAAGTATATATGATATATGGAGATTTAACTCCTAATTCCTTAAGAACTTGAGGAACCACACGATTTTCAACTTCTTTGGGGCGATATGAATATACTTTTTTAAATTTAGAACGAATTGCTTTTTCAGTTTTCTCAATCTTTCCTGTTATTACTTTTGATATTAGAAATTTTCTCATATCAATTTCTTCATTAACTCTTTTTGGAAGAAGTTCATTTTCTTGAGCTTTTACATCCTCTATAGAATCTTCATCACCATCCAATACTGTAAAAACCCATCCTTTTGTTTGTAATAATCTTAAAGATTCTGCTCTACCAAATCCATATTCTAATTGCCAAGGTTGTGCATATTGTTTTCCTCTATATGAAACTGCTGGTGGATATTCAGTATCTTTTACTCCAGCTGAAAAGGAAAGTTTTAAAGCCTCAATCTCTGCTGGAGTGTGTGGTTCTTCTTTTGTTGAATTATTCTCAACATCGTCAATATATACTTGATCCCAATTTAATTTTATTGTAGGATTACTTGTAGGGGATGTAACTCCTAGATGTGACCAATCGGGTAATGGAACATTACTTAAATTCACATTATCATAATACTCTGCAGGTGATACCATGCTGATTCTCCTAAAACTATTGTTTATTTGGTAGGAGTAACAAACCACAGAAGGGAATGTTAAACCGTTATTATTATATATTAATTCAGATGTTTTGTCAACAGCTAAAAAAAAGTCAACCCCCGAAGGAGTTGACTTTGAAGATATATAAGCGTCTCGCTTACATTAGGTTAGTAACCTTAACTCTTCTGTAGTAACGGTTAGCGTTCTTTGTAAGAGCTCCTAATCCCTGAGTTGTTCCTTCAGCAAATGGGTTGGCAACCATACCATATCTGGTCTTGAAGCCGATCTTAGGCTGGAAGGAGTTCTCCCCAAC